GTGTAACTTTTTTCCTGCATTATATAGTATCATGGGTTTTTAAAGTGTTTCTTTGGTGTCTTTGTTTGTTTTTATCTATTTTTTTTCGTAATGTTTTCAATGCTTTGTAAATTAATTTCATAATCTGTTATTTTTATTGTTTACTTTCTTTTATCTTTCGATTTATACTGAAGGGGAAGTTAAGGAAAACCGAAACCAACGAGACAAGGCCTAGGGCTGGTATACAAAAGGTTTAGGGGCAAACGTTACCTAGCGTGGTTAAGCTTCAAGAATACACAACGAAACACTAGATAGGATTTGAAACAATGGCGCAGATTAAGCGAATTACAGCAATTGAATTAACACTAACGCATAGAGAATTGACAACACTAAGCTTGGCACTAGATGCAAAGAAACAACAAGAAGAGGAAAAGTTTGGGGAAGGTAATGCTTTCCGTGCTACTATGAGATTGATAGCCGATATTGAAGAAGCCTATCAGCTTACAAAATAATTGCTTGACACTATAAACGCTAGGGGCTACCATGTCCCTAGCAATCAAGAAAGGACAGGACTATGAGCAAGCATAACATCCGCAAAATGTACAAGTATGCACTAGCAAACTTGACAGAACAAGAAATTGAGCAAGCGAAGCACTGGTATGATGAGGCAAAAGAAGAAGCCAAGGCCATTGCAGAAAAGCTAGATATGCCTGTCTATATTGTGGTGGGTGTTATGGCGGCCTTGTCACCTAATAACAAATGGGAAAGAAACCTAGTCAATGCCTATGAATTGTGTAAAGCTTTTCAAGACGGGCAAGGCATGGATAGCGTCAAGGTATCTACCTATCATAAGATGAAAGAAAAAGCATGGGGCATCTTGACAGAATTTCCAGACTATGAGACAGTAGTAGTACGCCTATCTGGTAAAAAGATTATCAGTTTTTTCAGGAATATCATGGGCGAAGACGATATAACTATTGACGGACACGCAAGAAACATTTACTATAACGAAAGGGTAGGACTAACAGACGCAAAGACTAGCATAGGCGTGAAAGAATACGCTAAACTGCAAAAAGAATATTTGACAGTGGCAAAAGAATTTGATATGCTAGGTAGACAGATGCAAGCCATAACATGGGTAGCATGGAAAAAGAAACACAATATTTAACTTGACAACATCCTAAACATGATGCTAAACTGTTTATATAATCAACCAACCTTGAAAGGGTAATACAATGCAAACTAAAACAATTAAAATTATGGGCAAGACAGTAGCAGTAGTGGGTAAGCGTCCACGTTTAGTAAAGAACCGCTTTGGGTTCAGCAAGGGAACAACATTCTTTGGACTACACCTTGGCAAGACTTCACGCTACCTATCAATTCCAAGCCTAGCATCTCGCAAGTTTGGTGGGGTAGCAGACATCAAGGGCTAACAGGTAAACACTAGGGGCTAGGTATAAGCCTAGTCCCACCAAGAAAGGATAAGACAATGCGAGTAACTAAACACATGCTAGAGGTACGCTTGGGACGTATCAACAGGACACTACACACAAGCGAGGCTACACACTACAGTTTAAACAATGCACCTTGCTACGGTGGCTGGCAGTTGACAGCAAACAAGGGAAGCACTATCATACAGCATAGACTACCACCAAAGCAGATGCTAAACTATCTTGACGGTATGATACTAGGCATGGACATGGCAAATCATGGGGCAGTAAAATGACAGAAAAACTATTAACAATCTTGACAATCGCAGGTGGGTCTGTTATGATGTACCTATCAGGGGCAGAGTTAGTTTACTATCATGGCTTGGGTATGCCAGCAATCTATACAGCGTCAGTGTTAGTACTAGGTGCAGGTATCAGGGCAGTATTGAAAGGCAAGTGAGATGATTATCAGAAGCAGAAAGAAAGTTTATCAGTTAATCAGAGACAGTGCAAGAAAGGTAAAATAAAATGGCGAATGTATTTGACACGGCCTACGTAGTAGGGTATTATGCAGGGTATCATACGCAGAACTATCAGAATGAGTATGATAAGCAGACCGAAGCACAGATGCGGATAAAATACAGCAACGGATATGAAGCAGGTATCAAACAGAGACAGCAAGAAAGAGATAGCAATGCGTAACGTAACGATAGACTTGGGTGATGGGTACAGCCTATCCCTATTCCAGAGTGAGGTAACAGGACTAGTCGAGACAGTGCCACTCTATGAGAGTGAGACAGAAGGGGGTATGATTGGTGAGCCTGTATATCTCAGGGGTGGTGAGGAATTAGCAGAGCTACTTAAATCAGCACTTGACAGGGACTTTAAAATCTGGGAGAATCAGTACTACATTGAACTAGAACAAGAGCTAGTGAGAGAGAATAACTTAGAACTAGTAGTAGATAACGAAGAGGATAAAGCATAATGACTATGGGATTTAAAGCCTGTCCACACTGTGACAATGGCGAAGCAGAAGCCTTGTATGCAGTAGATGGTAAGATAGAATGGTACTGCCATGAGTGTGGTGTATCATGGACAGAAACACCAAGTGAGTATGAGGCAGTAACCAAGCACCAGTTGTGGTGGGAACAGCAGATGCAGTGATAAGCTTTATGTTATTTGTCATAACTCTACCACTATGGTTGATACCATTAACATTATTAAGTTATCTCTATAACAGAAGGAGAAACAACAGTGTCAACACTAGAGAAACAGCTAGCACTAGAAATGGAAATGCTACAGGCTGGCATTAACAGATACCAGAGCAACACAAACAAACTTATTGAGAAGGGAATACAGAGTAACACACAACACGGCAGGGCAGTGATTGCAGGGGTAGTCAATGCGGTGGCAGATGGTGTGAGGGAAATACAAGCAAGCACTACAAGCAATCGTGATATAGCCAAGAAGAAACTAAAGGGCATGGATGTCCACGCTGTAGCCTACCTAGCCATGATTACTATTGTTGATGAGGTATCCAAACGCTATACCCTAACCAAGATAGCCAGATATATAGGCATGAATATTGAGATGCAGAAGAGGCTTACGCAGTGGGTTGAGGCAGAGGGTAGGTCAGCACTAAACATTATCAAGAAGGCTAACGAGAAGGCAAGCAAGCAACACAAGCGGCAGGGTCTTGTCTATAAGATGAACAAGGATGGTTACAAGGACACTGAGTGGACAAACGAAGAGCGTATCCATGTAGGTATGAGGCTGATTGATAAGGTGATAGTCAAGACAGGACTAGTCAAGCTAAACAAGCACAGACAACGGACTAACAAGACAGTAACATATCTTGAAGCCACACCAGAAACGCTTGAGTGGATTAAGAACTTTAACAAGCACAACGAGGCAGGGAAGCCACGCTTTGCACCGTCACTGATACCACCACGAGATTGGGTAGATGTTGAGGGTGGTGGATATCATAGCCAAGTGTTCAACAAACTACCATTAGTGAGGGTACATTGAAGAAAAGCAGTAGAGAATACATGGACAGACTACGCAAGCAGGACATGAGCCTTGAGTACAGGGCAGTCAATGGACTACAGCGTACAGCTTGGACTATTGATAAGGGTGTGCTTGATGTGATGCGTAAGGCATGGGATAGTAACCAAGAGTGGGCAGGGTTGCCACCTCGTTATGACCTAGACCTGCCAGAGTATCCATTCAATAAAGACCCTCAGGATATGGATGAGGCTGAGTTACAAAAGTATAGAGAGTGGGCAAAGAAACGTAACACTATCTATACATTCAACGGTAAGTCTATGTCACGTAGGCTACAGGTTGAACGGACAATACAACTAGCGGAACAGTACGCTAACTACCCAGAGTTTTATTTTGTATGGCAGTTAGATTTTCGCTCAAGAAAATATCCAGTAGAAAGTTTTATGTCACCTCAGGTGGCTGATTGGGGTAAGGCTCTGTTACTATTTAACAATGGGTTTCCAATCAATAACTTTGATGATGCTTACTGGCTTGCCATTCATGGTGCTAACCTGTTTGGTAATGATAAGGTATCATTTGATGAACGTGTCCAGTGGGCATGGGAGAACGAAGACAACATCGTTAAGACTGCTGAGAACCCACTTGACTACACATGGTGGCAGGAAGCAGACAAGGCATGGCAGTTCTTGGGTTGGTGCTTTGAGTGGTACGGTCTACTGCGTGAGGGTTGGGGTTTCTATACTCACCTACCGTGTGCGGCAGATGGTTCATGCAATGGACTGCAACACCTGTCAGCAATCCTCAGGGATGAGATAGGTGGTAAGGCTACCAACCTGATACCGTCTGATAAACCTGCTGATATCTATGCAGATGTAGCAGACAAGGCAGTAGCCCTGATACAGAAGGATGCACAAGAGGGTAACGAACTTGCACAAACGTGCTTGACATTTGGTATCGACAGGTCTATAACTAAAAGACCAGTGATGATTGTGCCATACTCAGGTACTCAACACGCCTGTCGTGAGTATATCCAAGAGGCTATCACTGACAGGATAGAGAAGAAGGGAGTAGACAATCCGTTTGGTGATGACCTGTTCCAAGCTGGCCTGTACCTAGCAGGTCATGTGTGGCAGGGTATCAATGAGACTATCGCATCAGCACGAAAGGTCATGGACTATGTAAAGCTGGTGGGTAAGCACTACGGTGAGGCTAGCAAACATATGGAGTGGGTGACACCAACAGACTTTCTTGTGGTGCAACCATACTTCAACACTAAGAAGCGTCTTATCAAGACACACGTTGATGGTAACCTAGTATACCTGAGTTACCAACAGGAGTTGCAGGACACAGTGAACAAGTCACGCATCTCAACAGGGGCATCGCCTAACTTCATTCACTCGTTGGATGCTTCAGCCTTGACCTTGACTATCAACCAGTGTATGGATAAGAACATGATGGACTTCAGCATGGTACATGATAGCTATGGGACACACAGTCCTAACATGGATATCATGAGCCGCATACTGAGGGAAGCTTTTGTAGATATGTATAAGAAACATGATGTACTACAAGAGCTACGTGACCATGCAGTAGAGACTATCGGTGATAGTTCTATACCGCAACCACCAGCAACAGGTGGATTAGATTTAGATAGGGTACTGGAATCTAATTATTTCTTTGGGTGATTCCTAAAGTTGACCTATAGCCCAAAGATAAACTAAAGCTTATACAGGAGATTATATGAGCAAGAAACTAAAGACTGTAACTGGTAATGCAATGTGGGTTAAGGTGTTTGAACCAGACACCAAGTTCAATCCAGATGGTGTGTACTCAGTTGACCTACTCAAACCACAACTTGATGCAACTAAGTTGAGTGACTATCTCGAAGGTCTAGTCAGTGAACGACTAGAAGAAGAGATGAAGCAGAACCCTAAGTATAAGGATAAGCTGTCCACTCACCTTCCTGTTGAGGAAGATACAGACCAAGACGGTAACCCTACTGGTGATATCAAGTTCAAGTTCAAGCTTGATGCAGTAGGTAAGCGTAGGGATGGTAACACCTACACTCAGAAGCCTCTAGTTGTGGATGCCAAGCTATCACCAATGACAGGTGAGAAGATGATTGGTAACGGTAGTACTATCAATGTATCGTTTGAACCTCGTACTTACTTTATCCCTGCAACCAAGATGGTTGGTGTCAAGCTACACTTAGTAGGTGTACAGGTACTAGAGTTAGTTGAGTATGGTGGTGGTGCATCATCCATGTTCAATGTAGAGGATGGGTACGTAGAAGAGGCAGTTGCTAAAGATGATGCGACTGAGGTATTCGAGGATGGTAATGCAGTAGCCAGTGATGAAGGGGACTTTTGAGGAGAGGGTCATTGCGAACCTAGATGAACGTGGTGTTTCATATGTGTATGAACCAGAAAAAATTTCGTACACTGTGGAACGCCACTACATCCCTGACTTAGCAGTTGGTAAGATGATAGTAGAGTTGAAGGGATACTTCAGGCAGGATAGTCAGCGTAAGATGAAGGCTATCAAGGCACAGTACCCTGACCTAGATATACGGTTTGTATTTCAGAAGGCTAGCTCTACTATACAGGGTGCTAAGAAAAGGAAGGACGGTTCAAAGATGACCTGTGCTGAGTGGGCAGACCGACAAGGGTTTGTCTGGACAGAAGGAACTATACCAGAGGAGTGGCTATCATGAGCCTAATGGAAGTAACTGAAGAGTTTGTATCTGAGATTGATATCAATACAGAGATGAACGAACAGGGTATCCGTGTGTCAGTTTACATTGACAACGAAGAGTTCTACAGTGAGATTGATTGGCGAGATGTTGGTCTTGATATTGCTGAAGATGTGGATACCTACCCTAACTTTGTAGCCAAGGCGATAGCAAAGAAGATGCGTATCGTTTCTGACTACCTGCTAGAGAGCATAGCCAATGGAAGATAGCAGTGAGTTTATTAGGCACGTAGCCTGTCCTCACTGTGGCAGTAGTGATGCCAATGCTGAGTATTCAGATGGTAAACACTACTGCTTCTCTTGCCAGACGCTGACACCAGCAGACAATGAAGGAGTGATTGCAGTGACAACACAAGTAGATAGTAAGTTTCTCGATATAGATATCGGACAACTAAACAAGAGAAAGATTAACGAGAAGACAGCCAAGCACTGGCAGTATGGTATCTCTACCTACAAGGGTAGTAAGGTACAGGTAGCAAACTTCTATGACAGGCAGGGTAAACTGCAAGCACAGAAGCTACGCTTTCCTAACAAAGACTTCACTGTGCTAGGCGATATCAAGAATGTAAACCTGTATGGTGAACATCTTGCAAGAGACAGTGGTAAGATGATTACTATTGTTGAGGGTGAGCTTGATGCTCTCTCGTTGAGCCAATGCTTTGACAACAAGTGGCCTGTGGTATCACTACCTCAGGGTTGTCACTCAGCTAAGAAGGCAGTGAGTAAGGCACTGGATTGGCTGTGTAACTACGACACCATTGTTCTTATGTTTGACAATGATGAGGCAGGACACAAGGCGGCTATTGATGTAGCCAATATCCTACCACCTAACAAGGCTAAGATTGCCAAGCTTCCCCTAAAGGATGCTAGCGATATGATGCAAGCAGGTAGGACAGAGGAACTGATTGATGCCGTGTGGTCAGCTAAGACCTACCGTCCTGATGGTATCGTTGCAGGTGTTGACCTGTGGGATACAGTAACTACCACCGAAGACAAGCAATCTGTACCCTACTCATACGTAGGATTGCAGGAGAAGACAGGTGGTTGTAGGCGTGGTGAGATTGTAACTATCACGGCAGGGTCAGGCATTGGTAAGTCACAGTTAGCACGAGAGCTAGCCTTTGGACTTATCAAGAATGGTGAGACACTAGGGTACATTGCACTAGAGGAGAACGTAAAGCGTACTGCACTAGGGCTGATGTCCTTGGAGTTGAACAAACCATTACACCTGAGACAGGACAATGAAGTACCTGAAGAGGAGATGAGAAATGCTTTCAACAATACTGTGGGTTCTGGTAGAGTATATCTCTATGACCATTGGGGCAGTACTGACAGTGATAACCTTCTATCCAAGATACGTTACTTGGTCAGGGGTTGTGGTGCTAGCTATATTATTCTTGACCACATTTCTATTGTTGTCTCAGGGCTTGAAGGTGGAGATGAACGTAGGCTAATCGACAATACTATGACAAGGTTACGTGCCTTGGTTGAAGAGTTGAACTGTGGCTTGCTACTTATCTCACACCTCAAACGTCCATCAGGTGACAGAGGCCATGAGGATGGCGCACAAACATCACTAGCACAACTGCGTGGCTCTGCCGCAATCGGTCAGCTAAGTGATATGGTCATTGGTCTTGAACGTAATCAGCAAGACGATGACAACCCACATATAAGCCATGTCCGTGTGTTGAAGAACAGATGGTCAGGCGAGACAGGACTGTGTTGTTCCTTAGAATACCTCAAAGATACAGGCCGTATGGTTGAGGTAATGTTTGAAGAGGACGATGCAGACCCTGAATTTTAACTAGTGCGGAGACACAGAATGAAACTGATATTTGATATCGAAGCAGACCACCTGCTTGAGCAAGTCTCACAAGTGTGGTGTATAGTGGCAAGGGATATTGATACCAATGAGGTACACACCTTTGACCCCAACAGTATCAAGGAAGGTCTAGACTTTCTCAAGCAAGCAGAGATGCTAATTGGTCACAACATTATTTCGTATGACCTACAGGTATTGAAGAAGCTGTATGACTTTGAGTATGATGGACAACTGCTTGACACTTTGGTATACTCTCGTACCATCTGGCCTAACTTAAAAGAACTAGACTACAAGTTATACCAGAAGGGTAAGTTTGAATCTAAGTTAATTGGAAGCCATAGCCTTAAGGCATGGGGCATTAGACTAGGGGAGTTAAAGGGTGCGTTCAACAGTGGTACAGAAAGCTTTGCAATATTCACGCAGGAAATGCTCGACTACTGTGTCCAAGACACACAAGTCACAGCAACCCTCTACGAAAGAATCAAGTCAAAAGACTTCAACCAAGAAGCCCTCGACTTAGAACAGAAGCTTCACACACTTCTATTAGAACAGGAGAACACAGGGTTTCCGTTCAATGTAGAAGAGGCAGAGGCTTTGTTCACCAAGCTACAGTCACGCAAGATGACGATTGAACAGGAACTACAGGATACGTTTGAGCCTACGGTTGTAGAGCTAAAGACAAAGACCAAGGAGATACCATTCAATCCAGCATCACGACAGCAGATTGCTGACAGACTAATGAAGCGTGGCTGGCAACCCGATGTGTTTACTGACAACGGTGACCCTAAGGTAGATGAGACAGTGCTTGCAGGTATTGATATGCCTGAGGCTAAACTACTGAACGAGTACCTACTACTCAATAAACGTATCGGTCAGCTTGGTACTGGCAAACAAGCATGGCTTAAACTACAGAAGGATGGTAAGATACATGGACGTGTCAATCATATGGGTGCAGTTACTTCACGCTGTACGCACAACAATCCAAACGTGGCTCAAGTCCCTAGTGTTGGTGCGGAGTATGGCACGGAATGTCGTAGCTTGTTTCATGCTCCTGATGGCTATAGTCTTCTGGGGGCTGATGCTTCTGGGTTGGAACTTAGATGTCTTGCTCATTACATGGCTTCTTATGATGACGGTTCTTATAGTAAAGTAGTCCTTGAGGGTGACGTACATACCACTAACCAAGAAGCGGCTGGTCTACCTACACGTTCCAATGCCAAGACATTCATCTATGGATTTTTGTATGGTGCAGGTGACGAGAAGATTGGTAAGATTATTGGCAAGGGTTCAGGTGAGGGTAGAAAAATTAAGAAAAAATTTCTAACTAAACTACCTGCACTAAAGTACCTGAAGGATGCTGTATCTGATGCGGCAGAAAAACGTGGTTGGATTAAGGGACTTGACGGACGTGTCATTCCTATACGTCACAGCCATGCCGCACTTAATACTTTACTTCAAAGTTGTGGTGCAATCATTTGTAAAACTTGGTATGTTCGTATTGCCGAAGCTATCAAGGAAGCTAACTTAGATGCAACAATCGTAGCGTTTGTACATGATGAGGTACAGCTACTAGTTAAGAAAGGACAAGAAGATGAGACAGGCAGAATTATTCAACGATGTATGCGAGACACAGAACAGCAGTTCAACTTCAGATGCAGACTTGACAGTGACTACAAGTACGGAAGTAACTGGGCAGACACCCACTAACATTAACTGTGTCTTTGAAGACGGTGAGTGGTGGTACTACGGACAAGCTAACGGTAGACGTAGACTAGACTCACACAACAAGAAGAACATTCATATGTATGTTAATGGTAAGTACGTGTCTAAGTCACACCCTCTGTGGAAAGCAGGTAGGTACAAGTCATTCAATGATGCCGCTTTCTCTAGTTTGCAGAACTACACTAGTAGTAAAGAAGGTCAGGTGTACATCATTACTAACTCAGCATGGCCTGAGTGGGTAAAGATTGGTATGGCTATTGACGCAGAAGACAGGCTCAATGGTTACCAGACTAGCAGTCCAATGCGTGACTACAAGTTGATGTACTCTGTGTCTACAGAAGATAGACGTAAGGCAGAAGCTCTTGCCCATAAGCAAGCTGGTAAGATTGCAGAGCGTAGGGGTGAGTGGTTCAAGATGTCAGTAGCACAAGCAAAGGAGTGCATACAGCATGGACTTTGATTTCTTTTTCAAGATGGTTTGTACCATCAGCTTTGCAGGGGTTACCTTTGTACTATGTATCAAGTGGATTGTTGAATCATATCTTGATTACTTACAAGTAACGACAGGTATTAAAGTGATTACCCATGCAGAGTTGAAAGACAAAGAACTAAGAGAAGACAGAGAGGAGAATAACGATGACCCTTTTGCTCATTGATGCAGACATCATAGCCTTCAAAGCTTGTGCTTCTGCTGAGACACCAGTAAATTGGGGTAATGGTTTATGGACACTACACTGCTTTGAAGATGAAGTAGCTGTAAGACTTGATGACCAGATATCCAAGCTAACAGATGAAGCACCTGTACAAGATTGCGTACTTGCTTTGTCGGACAAGACCAACTTTCGTAAAGAGGTTGCACCTTACTACAAAGCTAACAGAACAGATGTGCGTAAGCCTATGCTTTTACCTTGGGCTAGGCAGTATCTGATTGACAAATACAACACAATAATTTACAAAGGATTGGAGGCTGATGATGTCCTTGGGATACTTGGTAGCAACCCTACCTCGAATACCATCATATGGTCAGAGGACAAAGACTTACTCACAATCCCTGCCAAACACTGGATTGATGGAGAAGTATATGAACAAGACCAAGATGGTGCAGACTATAACTTCTATTACCAAACTCTTGTTGGTGATAGTACAGACAACTACAAAGGCTGTCCTAAAGTTGGGGCTGTTACTGCCCATAAACTTCTTGGAGCTAGTAGCTCATGGGACACAGTTGTCACTGCGTTTTCTAAACAAGGTTTATCAGAAGATGTAGCAATCGAACAAGCAAGGCTAGCACGTATCCTACGTGATGGTGAATATGATACAGACACAGGAGAGGTAAAGTTATGGATGAGCTAGAGCAACCGTCAATGCTAGACGATATGGTAAACAGTCCACCACACTACGCTGAAGGTAAGATTGAAACCATTGATTACATCGTGGATGTACTAGGTGAGTATGAAGCTTTGAGCTACTGTCAGGGTAACGTAATTAAATACACTGGCTCTCGTATGTTCAAGAAGAACAACCCCATTCAGGATGCAGAGAAAGCTATCTGGTATCTGAAGAAGATGATAGAACTAATGAAGAAAACAAAAGGAGTAAACTGGTAATGATGAACTTTACAGAGTACCAACAACAAGCAGTCAAGACTGCCGTGTACCCTAAGACGTATTCTATTTCATACCCTGCCTTGGGTCTAGCTGAAGAAGCTGGTGAGGTAGCTGGTAAGATTGCTAAGATGATGCGTGATGGTATTCCTCTGGCAGAACAGAAGGAAAAGATTGAAGCAGAGATGGGAGATGTCCTGTGGATGCTGGCGGCTCTTGCACATGATGTAGGTTTATCATTGCAGATGGTTGCTATTAAGAACGTAGATAAACTTAAAGCACGTCAGAGTGCAGGTACTCTACATGGGGAAGGTGATAACCGATGATAAGTAATCACCTACCAACAGACTACCAGACGTTCATTGCTACTAGCCGCTATGCACGGTGGCTAGAGGAAGAGAACAGGCGTGAGACATGGGGTGAGACTGTATCACGATACATTAACTTCGTATCAAAGAGCGTACAGCTACCTAACAAAACATGGGATGACCTAGAGACTGCCATCCTAAACCTAGACATCATGCCTTCAATGAGAGCATTGATGACAGCAGGGGTAGCCGCAGAGCGAGACAACACCTGTATCTATAACTGTAGCTACCTACCAGTAGACCACATACGTGCCTTCGATGAGGCCATGTATATCCTACTATGTGGTACAGGCGTAGGCTTCTCAGTAGAGCGTCAGTCTATTACCAAGCTACCTGAGATTCCAGAGCAACTAAACAAGAGTGATGATGTTATCTCTGTTGCAGACAGTAAAGAAGGTTGGGCTAAGTCCCTACATAAACTACTATCACACCTGTACTCTGGTGATATTCCTAAGTGGGATGTATCTAAGGTACGTCCAGCAGGTGCAAGGCTCAAGACATTCGGTGGACGTGCATCAGGTGCTGAACCACTGATTGAGTTGTTTGACTTTGTTGTAGCCAAGTTCAAGGGTGCGACAGGTCGCAAGCTCAACAGCCTTGAGTGCCACGACATCATGTGTAAGATTGGTGAGGTTGTAGTAGTTGGTGGTGTACGTAGGTCAGCTATGATTAGCTTGTCTAACCTGAGTGACACACGTATGGCTCATGCTAAGTCAGGCTCGTGGTGGGAGAACGAGGGTCAACGTGCGTTGGCTAATAACTCTGCCGCCTACACAGAGAAGCCAGACATGGAGACATTCATCCGTGAGTGGCTATCACTAGTGGAGAGTAAGTCTGGTGAGCGTGGTATCTTCAGCCGTGTTGCGGCAGACAAGCACGTAGAGAAGAACGGCAGACGTGAGACAGGACATGAGTGGGGTACTAACCCATGCTCTGAGATTATCCTACGTCCTTACCAGTTCTGTAACTTGACTGAGGTTGTGGTGCGTGAGAGCGATAACCTAGATACACTAAAGCGTAAGGTAGAGCTAGCCACACTGCTAGGTACTATCCAATCTACGTTCACTAAGATGCCTTACTTGCGTAAGGTGTGGCAGAAGAACACAGAGCAAGAGCGTTTACTTGGTGTATCACTAACAGGTATCATGGACAACAGGCTACTGTCTAAGTCTGTGGACAGCCCACGCTGGCTGGCTGAGATGAAGCAGGTAGCTATTAATACTAACGCTAAGTATGCAGAGAAGTTTGGTATCGAACAGTCAGCCGCTATCACCTGTGTCAAACCATCTGGTACAGTGTCACAGCTAGTTGATAGTGCCTCTGGTATCCACGCACGTCACAGTGAGTACTATGTACGTACAGTTCGTGGTGATAACAAAGACCCACTAACACAGTTAATGAAGGATAGTGGTATCCCTGCTGAACCGTGTGTAATGAAGCCTGATGCTACTACAGTCTTCAGCTTTCCTATGCGTTCACCGATGGGTGCTATCACTCGTAACGATATGACTGCACTAGAACAGCTTGAACTGTGGAAGACCTACGCACTAGCATGGTGTGAACACAAGCCATCTGTGACTATTACAGTACGTGATGCAGAGTGGATGGAAGTGGGAGCATGGGTGTACGAGAACTTTGACATCTGTTCTGGTATCTCCTTCCTACCACACAGTGACCACACATATGCACAAGCACCCTACCAAGATATAGACAAGGAACAGTATGAAGAACTTAAAGAACAAATGCCTAAGACGATTGATTGGGCATCTCTTGCTCTATATGAGAAAGAGGACAGCACCTCAGGGTCACAAACTCTAGCTTGTACGGCTGGTGCTTGTGAAATTGTAGACATCTAACCGTTTAGATTAGGGGGTTTAATCGCCCCCTATTTCTAAAGTTGACCTATAGGCAATTAATTATGAACATATTCAATCAAGAACCAGTTCCATCTATAGAATTAATTAAACATCTCAAGGAAAAATATCCAGATAAACTTCCAATTAGTAAAGTTTCCTTAGAGGAACTTAGTTATCTGCAAGGCCAGCAGAGTATTATACAACAGTTGGAAGTGTTGTACAACCAGAATGAGGATTAACGACAATGTGTATGTCATCACCAAAATCACCAACACCTGTAAAAGTTGCTCAAGCACCACCAGTAACTGCATCTACACCAGAGTTTGAAACAGAACTAGCTGAAGTAGACACTGCGGCACAGCAAGCAGGTAAGAAGAAGATGGGTAAAGGTAAACTAAAAGTAGCTCCTAAAGACCCATCACTGTCAGTTGGCGGTGGACAGGGCGGTTCAGGCTCTGGTAATGGAGTAAATGTATCCACGTAAGGGGTAACAATATGTTAGAGAATACTGAAGGCAGTGCGGCAAAGCGTTACGCACAGTGTGAGACAGGTAGAGATACCTTCCTACACCGTGGGCGTGAGTCAGCAGAGCTAACAATTCCTACACTCTTGCCCCCTGATGGACACAGTAGTAGTACTATTTATCAAACACCTTATCAGGGTGTAGGAGCTAGAGGTGTAAACAACCTAGCATCCAAGCTACTACTTGCACTCCTTCCACCTAACAGTCCATTCTTTCGTCTTACTATTGATGACTTTGATGTACAAGAATTGGCAGGGGCTGAAGCTCGTGGTGCGGTAGAGGAAGCTCTATCTCGCATTGAACGAGCCGCTATGCAAGAGGTTGAATCTGAAGCAATGAGAGTACCAGTGTTTGAAGCACTGAAACAACTTATTGTTACAGGTAACGCACTGCTTTATATGCCAAAAGAAGGCGGCATGAAAGTATTCAAACTTGACAGGTACGTAGTCAAGCGTGATGCAATGGGCAATGTGCTTGAAATTATTACTAAAGAAAGTGTTAGCAGTAAGATGCTACCGCTTGACGTACAAGAAATGCTTAATACCACAGACGCAGATGCGTATGGTGCTAAGAGCCTAGACCTGTATACACACCTAAGTCGTACTGATAAGGGTTGGGAAGTATACCAAGAAGTCTCTGGCATGGAGCTACCTAAGTCTCGTGGTAAATTTAAGATTGATGAAAGTCCTTTTATTCCTCTACGCTTTACTCGTGTAGATGGTGAGGACTATGGACGTGGTTATGTAGAAGAATACATTGGTGACCTAAAGAGCCTTGAAGGTTTGACTAAGGCTATCGTTGAAGGGGCGGCGGCTTCTTCTAAAGTGTTATTCATGGTACGTCCTAACGGTACAACAAAAGCAAGAGTACTAGCTGAAAGCCCTAATGGTGCTATCGTTAGTGGTGATGCACAGGATGTATCTACACTACAGGTACAAAAGTCAGGTGACTTCCGTGTAGCTCTTGATACTGCGCGTACTATTAATGACCGACTGTCCTACTCATTCCTTATGAATAGTAGTGTACAACGTCAGGCTGAACGTGTAACGGCAGAAGAAGTACGTTACATGGCACAGGAACTAGAGTCTGCACTAGGCGGTGTTTACTCTATCTTATCCCAAGAACTTCAGATGCCTCTGGTAAATCGTATCCTAGCATCAATGACACGCTCTGGTAAGATGCCAAAGCTTCCTAAAGATTCTGTCAAACCTACTGTGGTTACAGGTGTTGAGGCACTTGGACGAGGACAGGACTTGAACAAGCTTGCTACTTTCTTACAATACCTACAGCCACTAGGCGCACAGGTTATTGCAAGTGAGATGAACCTTAGTGATTACATTGACCGACTAGGCGCAAGTCTTGGTATTGATACTAATGGTCTTATCAAGTCTCAAGAACAGAAGGCTATGGAAAAACAACAGATGATGGAAGCCCAACAACAACAGATGCAACAACAAACTATGGCGCAGATGGCTGTTCGTGGTACACCTGAAATGATTAAACGTGGTGTCGATATGACACAACAACAAGCTCAACAGGGAGAAGAATAATGGCAGTTCCTTTGCTATTGATGGCGGCTAAGATTGTTGGCGGTACTGCCGCACGAGCCGCCTTGAAAAAAGGTGGACAAGCCGCACTACGTGCTATTGTACGACAGGGTGATAAAGCTAAAAAGTTAGCTAAGAAACCAACGTCAGGTCAGCAACAAGTAGAGAAGGCTACAAAAGCTCAACGTGCTTATGCTAAAGGACAGGTAAAAGCAGGGGCTGTAGCAGGTGCGGCAGGTGTAGCAGGTACAAAAGCCGCTACTAAAAAAGAAGAAAAGAAATCTACACCTACACCAAAGCCACGCCCTGACCAGCGTACTAACCCTTCCGACTTCCCTACCTATAAGAAAGGTACTAAGTCAGCTAAAGCTTTTCAAGAAGCATTTGCAAAAGCAAAAAAAGAAGGTAACAAAACTTTTAAGTTTGAGGGACGGACTTATAAAGTAGAGACAAAAAAATAGAGGATTAAATGACAGACAGATTAAACACACATAATCCAGAAACAGAAATGGCAGAACCAGCAGAACACACTGCCGCAATGCTAGAGAAGGCTGACCAGATTGAAAAGAACAATCAATCTGAAGAAAGACCTGAGTGGCTTCCTGAGAAATTTAAGTCAGCAGAAGACATGGCACAAGCCTACAACTCTCTAGAACAGAAACTAAGCTCTAATAATGAAGACGATGATGAGGGTGAAGTTGAAGATGTAGACCCATCAGAGGTAGAAGAAGTACCCTCTAGTGGTGAAGTAGAAGAAGTACTAGATAAAGTAGGTCTAGACTTTGATGTGTTCCAACAAGAATACAGTGAGAATGGTGAGCTATCTGCGGATGCTTATGAAGTTCTAGAAGAAGCTGGTTTTCCACGCTCACTGGTAGACAATTACATACAAGGACAAGAAGCACTGACAGCAGTGAACACTGAGTCAATGTATGACATTGTAGGTGGTGAAAGTAATTATGAACAGATGACAACTTGGGCAACTGAGAATATGTCTGAAGGTGATATTGATGCTTTCAACACAACTATTGAGACAGGTGATGCAGACCTTATGCGGTTTGCAATACAAGGTCTAGAGGCAAGGTATCGTTCCGAAGTAGGAAATGAACCACAGCTTATTCAAGGGAATAATGCTCCTGTATCGGGTGGGAAATTTGATAGTGCCGCTGAACTGACTGCGGCTATGCGTGACCCCAGATACGCCAAAGACCCTGCCTACCGAAATACTGTTGCCCAGAAATTGGCACGTAGTTCGGTGTTTTAATCTGTCTCATGGGAGTGAGGGATGTCTCCTTTCCGTCCCTCTCTCCTTCTAAATACATGAATACACCCCTGAAGTTAAGCCATTCGTGCAAAAGTTTCGCTACCTTAGGACGTTATATATGGTCGCTCTTGGCAGGTGTCAGGTCGAGGAAACAGGTAATGCTGTCCTCGCCCTTATTATGTATTTAGAAGGGGACTTCCCCTAACACGAAGCAAGACTACAAACTATTACCACTGACCCCTTGCGAGGGACAATCTTTGATAAAGGATGTAATAAATGCAGAGTGTGTTTTACTCAACATTTTTTACTAAGAGGTAATTAATCATGGCAATGCAAGCCGCTTCAAACCCAGCTTATGATGTAAGCTATCAGGGTCAAAATAACAATACAGGTGATGTTCGTAACCTGTTCCTAAAACTATATGCTGGTGAAGTTCTTACAGCTTTTGAAGAAAAGAACATCATGATGCCTTTGGTACGTACACGTACTATTTCAAAAGGTAAGTCAGCATCATTCCCAATGACAGGCCGTGCGTCTGCTGAATACCTAACCCCAGGAAATGAAATCACTGGTGGTCAGATTCGTGCAGGTGAGCGTGTCGTGTCTATTGATGACCTGTTGATTAGCTCACAGTTCATTGCAAACATTGACGAAGCAATCAACCACTATGATGTACGTTCTATCTACTCTAAAGAAGCAGGTATCGCACTTGCTAAAGAAGCAGATAAGAACATCCTACGTCAGGCACTTAAGGCTTCTCTAGCAAGCAACGCAACCCGTGCTGGCGCACTTGTTCAGGATTACACTTCATTCACTGAAGAAGACTTCACTGACAACGTGACAATCGGTGCGGCGGCGGCTGACGCTACAGACCCAGCCAAGCTAGCAAAAGCTATCTTTGATGCTAAGAAAGAAATGGACACAAAGAACGTACCATCAGACGGTGCTTTCGTTGTTCTGCCACCTGCTCAGTACTACGCTCTTATGGACGTATCTGACGGTTCTAAGCTGACATTCATGAACCGTGATTACGGTGGGAATGGTTCAATCGCATCTGGTACAGTACCAATGATTGCTGGTATGCCTGTGTATATGTCTAACCACCTAGTAGTATCTGACCTGATTGAAACAGCAGGTGCTTCTAAGGGTCAGTCAAAGGGTCAACGCCCACTGGCTAACACTGCTGGTTCAGGTCGTACAACTGCATACGACATCACTAACGTTACAACAGATGGTGTAAACCTTGTTGACATTGCGGCAAAAGCTCGTGGTCTAGTTATGAACCAAGACGCTGTTGCTACAGTTAAGTTGTTGGACTTGGGCGTAGAGTCTGAGTATCAAATCAACCGTCAGGGTACATTGATGGTAGCTAAGTACGCAATGGGGCATAACGTCCTGCGTCCAGCTAACGCAATCGCACTTCTGTCTGCGTAAGCATAGGAGAGGGGGAGTTTCGGCTCTCCCTTTTTTACCATGAATAAAATGAAAATTCCAAAGAAGTCTCGTGTAAACGAGGCAGGTAACTATACCAAACCTACTATGCGTAAGCGACTTTTTAATAGCATTAAGTCAGGCACTAAAGGCGGTAAAGCTAATCAGTGGTCTGCACGTAAAGCTCAGTTGCTTGCTGTTAAATATAAGAAAGCTGGTGGAGGGTACACTACATGAAACCCCCACAGCAAAGCCTAAAGAAATGGACAAAACAAAAGTGGCGCACCAAGTCTGGTAAGAAGTCTGCTGATACTGGTGAGCGTTACTTACCTGAAGCGGCTATCAAATCCTTATCAGCCTCAGAGTATGCCGCCACATCTAAAGCCAAGCGTGAAGGTACACGTAAGGGTAACCAGTTTGTCCGTCAACCTCTAAAGATTGCAAAGAAAACTGCAACATATAGGACGTAGTAATGCCAAACGTAGGTACAAAAACATTTAAGTATACTAAAAAAGGCGTAGCCCAAGCTAAAGCAGAAGCTAAGAAAACAGGGATGCCTATCAAAAAAAATAAATATATGAAGAAGGTGTAACATGGCTATTACATATCGTGGGGAAACCTTTGCAGGTTACAACAAACCTAAACGAACTCCAAAGCATCCTAAAAAGTCCCACGCTGTGTTAGCTAAAGAAGGTAAGACAATCAAGCTAATTAGGTTTGGTCAGCAGGGAGTTAAGGGTGCAGGTAAAAACCCTACATCAAAAAAAGATAAAGCTCGTAAAAAGTCTTACTATGCAAGACATAATGCTCAAGGTAAACCAACTTCTAAACTTAGTGCCAAGTACTGGTCACATAAAGTTAAGTGGTAGTAGGAGAAAACAATGCCAAGTCCAGCAACAAAGCTTGAAGCTATTAATACTATGCTGTCAGCAATCGGTGAAGCTCCTGTTACTAAACTTAACTCAGGTTTGGTTGAAGCTGATATCGCTGAAACAATACTAGAATCTGTAAGTCGTGAAGTACAAGGACAGGGGTTTAACTTTAATAGAGAGTTAGATGTAACATTTAACCCTGATTCAAATAATAATATCACACTGCCTACTAATATTCTCAGGGCAGACACTACTAATAAAACTAATAATAAAGACCTTGTACAACGTGGCAGTAAGATGTACGACAGGAAGAAGAACACCTACACTATTACTAGTGCTGTCTATCTAGACACCGTAGTAATGCTAGAGTTTGTAGACCTACCTGAAGTAGCAAAGCGTTACATCACACTTAGAGCATCTCGTATGTTCCTAGACCGTGTTGTTGGGTCTGCCACACTACATGGTTTTACAGAGTCAGATGAAAATAGAGCGTTGCTAGAGCTACGTGATATGGAAGCTGAAGCCCAAGATTTCAACATCTTTAACAACTTTGATACATACAATATTATTGACCGTATCGGAAGCACAAGGACTATAGAATAATGGCACTCGTTAGTACATCCATTCCCAATCTCATTAACGGTGTATCAGAACAACCACCGTCCGTCAGACTACAAACACAGGGTGAAGAACAGCAGAATGGATTGTCTAGCGTAGTAGATGGTTTGATTAAAAGACCACCTACAGAACATAAAGATTTCTTTATTACAGGCTTGTCAGCACAAGAAGAGCTTGACATGGCTAAAGCTTTTGTACATCCTATCAGAAATTCTGACAACACTCTACACTTTATGGTCATCGAAAAAGATGGCACTATGAATATATGTGACAGTTCTGGTACTACTAAATCAATAACTAACAATGCAAGTTCTTACTTATCAGGATTAACTAATCCAGCAGAAGAGCTTACTGCTACTACTGTAGCTGACTATACATTCTTAGTAAACAAAACTAAAGTAGTTGCTAAAGATTCTACTAAATCTAACGCACGTAATCCCGAAGCTCTATACTTTGTAGCTAAATCAGACTACAGTACAACCTACACTGTTAAGATTACTAAGGGTGGTACAACGTATACTCGTGCTATTACTACAATGGCGGCAACGCATACTTCTGATGCAGACGTACAGACCGCAGAGAAGTCTATTCAAACAGATAGAATTGCTAGAAACCTAAGGTTTGATACTACAACTGAGACTGCTTACTACGGTTCTACAGCAGGTTCTTCTATTTCAGGTTTGACGTTTACTACTTATGGTAACGTAGTTCACATCCAAGGTAATACAGCTAATGATGACTTTACTATCGAAGTAACAGATAGTAGAGGTGGTGAACAACTACGAGGCTTTAAGGGTGAAACACCTGACTTTAAGAAGTTACCAGCAGAAGCACCCCTTAACTTTGTTATTGCTGTTTCAGGTGATAATCAAAAAGGTCAAGACGATTACTATGTAAAGTTTACACGTAATGTTGCTAATGGTTTAGGAGTGTGGAAAGAAACAGCTAAACCTAATATTGATATTGCTTTAGATGCGTCAACTATGCCGCACACTCTCATCTATGATGGTACTTCTTATACTTTTGATAAAGAAACTTACGAAGAACGTAAAGTAGGTGATGACCTAACTAACCCATTCCCTTCATTCTTAGGTAATAAAATTAACGATGTGTTCTTTCACAGGAACAGATTAGGTTTACTGGCTGATGAGAATGTAATCTTTAGTGAGGCTGGTGAATACTTTAACTTCTTTAGTAAAACTGTACTTACTCTGGTTGATAGTGCGCCTATTGATGTGGCGGTTTCAAACAACCAAGTGTCGATTCTAAGACACGCTGTACCGTTTAACGAAAGCTTGTTACTCTTCTCTGACTACTCACAGTTTAAACTGTCAGCTACTCAGATACTATCACCAGAGACTGTATCAATAGACGTTGCTACACGCTTTGAGACAAGCCTTACAGCTAAACCTGTAGGTGCAGGTAAGTATGTATACTTTGCTACACCTGCTGGGGCTGGTACAGGCATCAGAGAGTACTACGTTGACTTAGATGCTGAGACTAACGATGCCGCAGAAATATCTGCACACGTTCCTACCTATCTAAAAGGGTTACCCCTTGCTATCTCAGCGGCGGCTAATGAAGATATGCTTATTCTTCAAACAAACGATGACCGTTCTACTGTATTCCCTTACCGTTACTTTTGGTCAGGTAGAGAGAAGTTACAATCATCGTGGTCTAAGTGGACTTTTGGCGGTGATGTACTAGGGATTGAGTTTGACCAAACTGATATATACTTTGTAATTCAGTACGGTTCTAAAGTTGCCCTAGAGAGGATGAATTTATCTAACGATGATGCTTTAGAAGATACTACATTTCCTGTGCATCTAGATAGAAGGGTCAAGCTAACAAGCACTGACACTCTTCCCTACACTGATAGCAATGCGGTATATGTAACAGAAGCAGGAGCTATTGTTTCAGCCGCACAAGCACTAACCCATCAATCTGGTGGCGGTACAGTGTACGCAGGAGTACCCTATACTTTCCTATACGAATTTTCAGAACAACTAATGAAGAACAATAAAGAGTCAATTACTAGCGGTAGGTATCAGATTAAAACTATGTCTGTTACTTATGCTGATACTGGTTTCTTTGATGTAAAAGTAGTACCCCATAAGAACCTTCCTAGCTCTGGTAGAAACGAATACACTCGTTCCTTTACTGGTAGGGTGATTGGTTCAGGTACTAACGTACTAGGTACTGTACCTCTTGATACTGGTACATATCGCTTTACTGTATTAGCCAACGCTAAGAACGCTAAGATTACACTAGAGAGTGATAGTCACTTACCTTGTGCTTTTCAGAGTGCTGAGATTGAATCTGAGTTTGTTCTTAGGTCAAGAAGGATGTAACATGAAAGGACACTATAGACCATTCAAGTATGAAGACATTGAACCTATAGCTTCTCAAATGTGTGAAGCAGATGCAACTGAAGTAATGCTATCAGACGGACAAACACCGCTTGAGGCTTTGACTAAATCATGTGAGATGTCAGCCGAAGCATTTACTATTGTATCTCCTGAGGGGGAACTGTTGGGTATGTTTGGTCTTAGTTATATTGATGACCATGTAGGCAGTCCTTGGATGTTGACTACTGGTAAGCTTTCTAATTACAGTATGCAGTTCTTACGTGAAAGTCGTAGATGGGTAACCACAGCTAACAATCAAAGAAGCCTACTCCTAAATTACGTTCATGTAGATAACACTAATGCCATTAACTGGTTACGGTTTTTAGGTTTTAAGTTTATACGTGAAGTAACTTATGGAGTAGGCCAAGCACCCTTTTACGAATTTGTGAGGATAAAATAATGTGTAATCCACAAGCGGCTATGGCAGGAGCTAGTGCTGTTGGTTCTGTTATGGAGCATAACGAAAAAGTATCTGCATATAATGATACAGTTGATGCTAACAACAGAACAAGAACTAGTGCTATCGACTCTAGCCAATTACAAATTAGTCAAACTAGACTTAAAGAAGAACAACAACAAGGTAACATCTTAGAGCAAAAGTTTGATAACCTAATTAAAGGTATTGAAACTAGAGAAACTCTAAAGACTGCGGCACTTGAAGATAATATTGTAGGTAGGTCTGTTACTCTTGCACTTAATGATGCAGTAGCAGATAGACTTAGAAACGAAACACGTATGGAACAACAATCTAAGTTCTTTTCACAACAAGCTGACATGGATGCTAAAGGTATTCAAGCACAACTTGAAGGTCGTTTAGCACAGATTGTTGACCCATCACCACCAGATATGATGACCGCTATTGTTAAGGGTGGGGCTAATGCCGCATCAGCAGGTGCTTCTATGAAAGAAACATCATGGGGTGATATAGTTGGAGCTTAAGGAGAAACCAAATGGCATCTAAACGCAGTAAGGTACAACCACTGCAAAGGGTCGCACCTGCCACTGCTGTAGCTAGGCCAGTAGACACCTTTGTACAATATAGACCACCAGCTAGGTCACCTAACTCAGGCACAGCGTTGCTAAAAGCTCTTGCCGAAGTTAGTCCACAGATTGCTAAGATAGCACAAGGCAACAGAGAAGAGCGAGTAGCTAAAGAAAAATCAGCAGTTGACAACGCTTTCTTTAATGACCCAGAACAATTTGCTAAAGATGTAGCGGCTGGTAAGTATGCTAGTTTATCACAACCTGCTCAAATACTTGCTGATGAAAACATTGGTAAGCGTTTGTCAAGACAATACGGTGCTTATGTAAACGAACAGTATACAGCACAGGGTATAGGTAACAGTGTAAACGCTAATGATTTTATGGTGTTTGAACAACAAGCAAGGCAACAGTTTGTAGCCAACAACAAAGATGCTTTTTCAAGCCCTAGTGTAACTAGAGGGTTTGCAGGTTCTTTTCGTACTTATACACAAAACTTAGATGCTTCTCATATTAGTAATGTAAATAAAAACATTGTAGCTAGAGACACTGCAACATATACCACAGGTTTAACTGAACGTATTGACGCAGTAATAAATGGTACTGTAGCACCTGAAGACTTTGCTAGTGAAATAGGTTTTGTAGAAACAGATACTAAACTAACTAGTGCCTTGTCAAATGCAGAACTTACAGACATTACACTAAACACTATTGTAGACTACGCACAGAACGCTGAAGGTTATGACTTTAATCAACGTAATCGTATCCTAGATTTAGCAGGTTCTATCCAAGCAGGTAATCAACCCTTGTCCCAACGTCCTCAAGCTATTATTGCTTTAGGTAAAGCTCGTGTAGCTGTTCTTAAACAGAAGCAAGCTCAAGAGTCTTTAGAAGAAACTGAGTTTCAAAGAGACAAACGTAAAGTAACAGACATGATTACTGCTACTATTGTTGAAAAACTAGGAACAGCTACTGACCCTAATGATGTAGGTTTATCAGACATTCTTAGTATTCAACAAATTGGTGAAGCGGCTATTTACTTTCCTGACATTAGAAAGTTTTATAAAGAACAACAAAACTTCTTTAGTAAAGAAAGTCGTGAAGTAGAAGGTAGTGATATTATTGCTATGCGAGGACAAATAGCTACAGCACGTACACCAGAAGAAGCTCTAACAATGCTTTTTGGTTTTCAAATGAGTGGTAAACTAAACAACAATCCAGATGTATTCAATACACTCTTTATGGATGTAAACCGAAAGAGAGAACAGAAGGCAAAAGGAATACCTTCTATCACTTCTGATGACAATTATCAGTTAAATTATAAAAAACTTAAAACTAACTTAGCTATTAAAATTGACGCTAATGGTGATATTGAAACATCAGATGCTCTTATAAATCTTATGGATAGAAGGCCAGATACTACTGCTGAAGATAGAGCTAAGATGGTTAAAGTTACTTTCCCAATCAGGGCTAAGTATCACAACCAGTTTCTTGATGAGATGCAGGACTTATATTTATCTGATGAGTATCAGCTAATGTCAGCTTCTGATAAATCAAAAGCAGTGCGTACACTTTACAAAACAATAATAGATGCTTTTACAGAAGAGATTAAAGCTCTAAATGGTTAATTTACAAAGGAGTCGGTATGACTGACGTAACACAAACCCTAGATGGGTCGGTAGCGGCAGAGGTTGAGGCAAACCCTGCTGTGCCTGAACAGGTATCGACTCCTGATTTACCAGATGAAACTACCCCAGAACCACCTCAACAAGACGAAAGTATGATTGTTGACATGGCTGAAGGTGTAGCCACAGGTTTAACTAGGGCTGGTAAAGAAGGTGCAGACTTTATTAATTCTGTAACTTTTGGTGTTTCTGATAAAGTTTCTCGTTTTATGAACGAACACGTAGCTGACCTTGGACATCTGGGTACTGATGCAGAAGGTAAAGTATTCTATGCTCGTGGTGTAGAACAAGCACTACGTAAAGCCGAAGAAGCTGGTATTGCTGAAGATACCCCAGAGCATACTAAGTTTGTACTAGACAACGTGCAGGAAACATATCTAACTGATGGTCTACAAACCTTTGCAGGTAACATGACTGCTGGTGTTACTCAGTTTCTTGCTGGTCTTGCTATTACTCGTAAAGTATCTGGTAAAGTATTTCAACCTACAACTAAAGCAGGTAAGAATGTAAAACTTGCTGGTGATGCAATGGCGGCAGAACTGCTTGCCTTTGATAAGTATGATACAAGACTGTCTAATTTTATTCAAGAGTTTCCTGCTTTAGAAAACCCAGTAACAGAGTACTTGTCAGCAGACCGTAATGACCCTGTAGCAGAAGCTATTTTTAAACAAGCTTTGGAAACCGCTGGTCTTGAAGCTATGGCTGTACCTTTTGTACTTGCTGTTAAAGCTTCAAGGGCTAACAAAGCTAACTTTGAAGAAACAGAACAGATTGTAGAAGAGCTAGGTAAAGCCCTAGATGACCTAGAAGAGCGTGATGTTATTGATTACATCGCTCAGACAGATGAAGAGATTGCGGCTTTTGTTAGGTCTGACGATACACTTAAGCAAGCCTATGAAGAAGCATCAGCACTTACTGGTGCAGAACGTACAGCGGCTCGTGGTGAAGGTCGTGCCTCTGCTATGGCAGAAAAGACAACCACTCAAATTAAAGAGATGGAAGCACAGGGTGCTGGCACTGTTGTTAAACAGCAAGACAGTCTAGCTGAAGGTGGTGATTGGGTAGTTAAGTGGGCTAGTAACCACGAAACTGATGAAGATGCTATCCTACAGTTTGTAAAACTTAATCGCCAAACAAACCCTAAGTTTCAAAAGTTTGCTGAACGCTCTATTGTTATGGCTAAGTTTGCAGACAATAACTTTACAGCAGTTGTAGAAAAGTTTAAGGGTGGTCAAGCTACACGAGAAGAAGCTGTAAAAGCTTTTAAAGCTGTAATGGAAATCACTCACATGACACAGGGTGCTATTTCTACATCAGGTCGTGTACTTAACCTAAGTAAGGTTATTGATGGTTGGGGTATGAATACCCTTAACGTAGCTTTAGAAAGCGGTTCAGCTTTTACTAACGGTAGTCAGCGTAGTCGCTATATGAACCTTATGGGAAAATACGCTTATCAAATTGGTAAGGCAGGTGGTAAGGGTGTAGACATTCTTAACGAATTGTTTATTAACTCTATCCTATCTGGTGTTAAAACACACGTAGTAAACATTGGCTCTAACACATTTAACATGGGTGTACTACCACTAGAAAAGTTTGCTGGTGCTGTACTTACAGGTAACAAGAAAGAAGCCCTTAAAGCTTTGCAACTATACCAAGGGTATGGCATAGCGGCTTGGGATAGTGTTAAAGGTTCTGTAAGTGCTTTGCGTAATGGTAGACCAATACTAGACTTCAACAGTTCTACACTAGAAGAAGGACTACAGCAACAAGCTATCCCTAACTTTCTAGGTGGTAAGGTTATAGGAATACCTACACGTTTACTTGCGGCAGAAGACGAGTTCTTTAAACAGATGAATTTTAGAGCTTTTGCTTTTGCAGAGGCTTCTGCTGATGCTAGAGCTAAAGGTCTTAAGGGTGCAGAAGCAAACCGTTATGTTAAGCAACAAGTAAATAAAGCTATTGATGAACAACTCCAAGCTTCTATTAATGGTAAAGCAAACTCTGCTACTGACCCTATAACTACTGGTTCAAGAGATTTTGCACGTAGAGCAACCTTCACAACTGAACTAGAAAAAGGTTCTATCACACGTAGTATACAAGATATTGCTGATAGACATCCACTACTACGTCAGATTATGCCGTTTATTAGAACACCTGCTAACATCTTTTCTGAGGTTACTCAACGTAGTCCTCTTGCTCCACTGTCTAAACGGTGGCGTGAAGATATGTTCTCAGGTAATAAACAGCGTATGGCAGAAGCAAGTTTACGCTTTACTACTGGTGTAGGTCTTGCAAGCTACTTCTATAACATGGCACTAGATGATGAGCTTACAGGTAGTGGTGCAGGTCTTACTCGTGACCAAGTTAAAGGTCTTGAAGATATTACAGGGTACGAAACTAACGCTATTGTCGATGAGGCAGGTAACTACAGTAAAGTATCTAGACTATCTCCTGTAACTGACCTACAGACTATCATGGCTTCTATTCGTGACCTTAATCGTTATGGTATGTATGATGAAGCTGATGAAATTGCTAGAGGCACAGTTCTTGTACTAACTGAATATGCTAGAGATAAAAGCTGGCTACGAGGTTTAGATGAGTTTATCAGTGTTGTAGAAGACCCTGCACGTAACGCAGAAAGCTATGGTGCTAACAAACTAGCGGCTCTTGTACCATTTTCTGGTCTACTCCGTTCTCTGAACGAAGACCCTTATATGCGTAAGATTAGTGAAATGTCTCAAGGTTATCTAAAGAGTATCCCAAGTAAAGTAAATATCATGGGGTTTGAATTTGATAATCCAAAAGCATCTACATTCAGTAGTGAAGCACTAGACCCTAATCGTAACTTTATTGGTGAGCCTATTGATGTACCTGAGTTTTGGGGTAAAAGTCTAAACTTAGAGTTTGCATCTCCTATGGGTTTCTCTGAGAAAAAGACAGACCCTCTTGCAGTAGCATGGATGGAAGCGGCAAAAGCAGGTACACCCTTTAGTGTTGGGCTACCACCTAAGACTAAGAATGGGATTGACCTAACAAGCTCTAAGTTTACCTTAGACTCTGAAGGTAACCCTATGAACCCTAACCGTCCAAAGCAAACAGCTTACGATATGTGGCAGTATATGACTAGTACTATCAAGATAAATACAGCTACTAACGATACAGGTATTGCTAACGCAAAACCGCTAACACTAAGAGAATCTCTAACAGAACTAGTACAAACTGAGGGATACAAAAAAGATAAAACTCTTGACCTACGAGTAGGTGACTTTGTATTCTCAGGGACTAAAGAAGAGATTATCCAAGACGTAGTGAAAGCTTATCGTGACCAAGCGTGGACTAAACTAATTGGTGAAGACCCATATGCTCTTGAAGATAGGTCACACATTGACGGTTATCGTTTGCTTTATGTACCAGATGCAGTTAATCAAAGGTTAGCAAAGGCTTATTGGACTCATAGTCTACTTAAAGAAGCAACAAAAAATCCTTTAGCTAGACAAACAGTACAAGATAATAGTAATGAGTTCCTTAAGGACTTAACAGGAGATATTGAATAATGTCTAATTCAGTGAAGCTATACAATAATTTAAGTGTAGCACAGGGAAGCTTTTCGTTTCCCTTTTCATACCTAAACGCTAACGACATTAAAGCTTATGTAGATGGTGTCTTAGTCTTTGAAAACAATGCTTCGACAAACACGGCAGTCAACGGTGTCACGTACACTGTTGCCTTCCAATCAGTAGGTGCAACAACTCTTACTTTTAGCCCTGATGTAATAGCAGGTAGTGATGTACGTATTCAACGTAATACTGACCTGACTACTAAAGCTGTTGACTTTGAAGATGGTGCAGTGTTGACTGAAGCATCTCTTGATGAAGCAGTAGACCAAGTGTTCTTTGCGGCACAGGAAGCTATTGACAAAGCAAACGACTCTATTACAGTTGATACTGATGACAAGTGGGATGCACAGTCAAAGGTTATTAAGAATGTAGCTACACCTGTAAACGCCAATGATGCGGCTAACAAGGACTACATCGACACGCAGACTGTATCTGCCGCTACGTCAGCCACCAATGCGGCTACGTCAGCTACTAATGCCGCCACTAGTGCTACTAATGCGGCAACTAGCGAAAGCAATGCGGCTACCAGTGAGTCTAACGCTTCTGCGTCAGCTACGAGTGCTTCTACTAGTGCAAGTACAGCTACGACACAGGCTACCAACGCTTCTACTTCTGCTACTAATGCGGCAACTAGTGCGGCTACAGCTACCACACAGGCTACAAATGCTTCGACATCTGCTACAGCTAGTGCTACCAGTGCTACAGCTAGTGCAACTTCTGCGACTGCTTCTGCAAGTTCAGCAACAGATGCACAGAGTAGCGAAGATGAAGCTGAAGAGTGGGCTACTAAGACTACAGGTATTGTAGCAAGTACAGGCTACTCAGCTAAAGCATGGGCTACAGGTGGTACAGGTGTTACCTCACAGTCAGGTGCAGGTGCGGCAGAAGAATGGGCTACCAAGACTACAGGACAGGTAGATGGCACTGAGTACTCTGCTAAAGAGTATGCCATTGGTTCTCAGTCAGGTCAGACATCAGGCTCTGCAAAGCAGTGGGCTTTGGGTGGTGGTGCATCATACGTTACTAATACTACAGTAGATGGTACAAACTACTCAGCTAAGTACTGGGCAGAACAAGCGGCGGCTAGTGCAGACTCCGTGGATGACACGTACCTTGGCGCAAAATCATCAGCTCCAACACTGGACAACGATGGTAATGCACTGCAAACTGGTGCGTTGTATTTTAACAATTCTTCAAATGACTTGTTCGTTTGGAACGGAACTTCATGGCAGGTGACTGCTGTAACAGCCTCTGGCTTTGCTACTGCTGGTTTCTCAATCGCTATGTCAATCGCTCTATAAGGATATATTATGGCACAGAATTTTAGACGTTATACCCTAAACTCTGTCGGCACGTCAGCCGCAGATATTCCTGATGGGGCTAACTTTGATAGCTACGATACGATTGTAGGTATCCACATGACAAACATTACAAGCAATGCTATTAACGTAGACTGCTACATCAACGATGGTACTAACGACATCTACTTGGTAAAGGGTGCGCCTATTGCCGCAGGTGGTGCGTTACAGGTACTTGATGGTGGAGCAAAAGTGGTGGTACAATCAGGTGACCGCCTTTGGATTAAATCAGATACAGCAAGTTCACTGGACTGCTGGGTATCAGCCGTTGATGCAATCAGCACATAAGGAGTAAGCAATGGGATATGTAGGTAATCAAACTACAAATAGTTACTCCTCAATGGATAAGCAAGTTATCACTGGCAACGGTGGTGCAAGCTATACACTTACCCACGCTGTAGCCAACGCTCAAGAGATTGAGGTGTTTGTAAACAATGTGCGTCAGGAAGCTGGTGTTGCATACACTGTGGCTGGTACTGCACTAAGCATGACAGGCAATGTGGCAAGCACAGATGACTTTTACGTTATCTATCAGGGCAAAGCATTGCAAACTGTAGTACCGCCTGATGGTTCTGTAACAGAAGCTAAACTTGTTTCTGGATTTGGCCTTCTTCCTACGGGAATGATTGCACCTTTTGCTATGAGTACCGCCCCTACAGGATGGCTAGAGTGTGATGGCTCTGCTGTATCAAGAACAACCTATGCAGTTTTGTTTGCCGCTTTAAGCACAACGCATGGCGCAGGTAATGGTTCAACTACATTTAACGTACCTGACCTAAGAGGTGAGTTTATTCGTGGCTGGGATAATGGCAAGGGTACAGATAGCGGCAGAACATTTGGCTCTTCTCAAGCAGACGAACTGAAGAGCCACTTCCACAGACCAAACAATTATTCAACAGATAACACCAATGTGTTTTTTCAAGGTCTTGGCTCTGGAAGCGGATACGCTTATCCCGGGGTTGGTGGGTCAGGTTCTTATTTATACAGTACCTTTGCGGATCAAACAGACCCAACTGGCGGCACTGAAACAAGACCACGCAACATCGCTATGATGTACTGCGTGAAAGCATAGGGAGGCTGTAATGGCATTATCTAAAATACTACCAGCCTCACAAGAGCAATATGCAGGGGCTAGAAATCTTATCATCAATGGTGACTTTGCTGTTGACCAAAGAAACGGTGGCTCAAGTATAACCCCTACCAATGGTCAGTTTAGTGCAGACAGATGGAAATGTTCTTTAAGCCAAGCGTCAAAGTTTTCTGTGGAACAGATAACGGATGCTCCTGTTGGGTTTCAAAACTCAGTAAAACTTACTAGCCTTTCTGCTTACACCCCTGTTTCTGGTGATTACTTTCTTATTCAGCAACAGCTAGAAGGATATACAGGCGCACATTTACTTTATGGAACAGCTAACGCTAAGACAGCAACTTTGTCTTTCTATGTAAAGTCATCTTTAACAGGGACTTTCGGTGGTGCAATCAGAAACAGTAATGGTTACAGCAGAACTTATCCTTTTGAGTACACAATTAACTCTGCAAACACTTGGGAAAGAAAGACCATAACATTTGCTGGCGATACATCTGGCACTTATTTAACAACAAATGGTGCTGGAATTACAACAACCTTTAGCATAGGTGCTGGTGCTGATTTTAAGTCAACAGCAAATGCTTGGGCAACTAACAATGATATTGCAGGAAGTAACGCAACAGATGTTGTGGCAACTAATAGTGCAACATGGCAACTTTCTGGCATCCAGCTTGAGGTAGGCGAGGCCACACCATTTGAGCATCGGTCTTATGGGGATGAGTTGGCTAGGTGTCAGAGGTATTATGGAAAATATTATCTACACAAAGGCAATGAATATATGACGCATGGGGGAAACATTTCCCTATCTTCAAACTTTTCTTTTCCTACAACAATGAGAGCTACGCCAACATCAACTCATGTTCAAAATATAAATGCAAGTAACTGTAATAGTTCTAACATTACTTTTGTTGATTTTGACGGTGCTTCTTATCAAGTAAATATGCACGTTACATCTGGCACAGTAAGTCGCAGAGATATTTATGCTTTTGATGCGGAGTTATAAAAATGGAAAATAATCTAAACATATCGTCTGCTCAATATGTAAAACAACAAGAAACACAAGTCATAAATGACGAGAATGTTTATGTAAGTGTTGGTGACAATTTTGCAGTAGACGTTGTAATTGATGGCGAGACACTGCGAGTTCCACTTGACCCAGCCAACCGCCACTACGCAGAAATCTTGCGTCAGGTAGACGCTGGCACACTAACTATAGAGGAGGCAGACTAATGCCATATATAGGTGTAGCCCCCTCTAGTGGGCTTTTTAAAAAGCTAGACAGCATCTCCGTAGTCAACAATCAGGCCGCATATACGATGCAATACAACAGTAGCAACTTCAAACCTGCTACAGCAGAACAACTCATCGTATCAGTAAACGGTGTTATCCAAGCCCCTAACGATGCTTACACAGTGTCTGGCTCAACAATCACATTCTCAGAGAACCTAGTTACTGGGGATGTGATTGACTTTATTGTAGCCTTGGGTGAAGTCGGTAATACGGTAACGCCTACAGATGGCTCAGTAGATATTAACAAGATGTCCTCATCAATCATGAAGGACGCAGGAATTAGAGTAAACGACAACGAACTTACCAATGACGTAACCATTGCGGTAGATGAACGTGCAATGGTGTCTGGTGACTTCAAGGTGTCAGCTAACCTTACAATTAACGGAGTGTTGACCATTGTCTAAATTATATGTGGATGAAATACATCCAAAAACCACTGGGGGAGATATTAGTCTTAAGCTCCCTGCTGGTGCTGTTATTCAAACTTTATTTAACTCATACACTACGGAAACATCAGTCACTTCTACAACAAAGGGAAGTGGGACTGAAACTGGCTTAGAAATAACTGTAACACCTAAGTCATCTTCAAATAAATTATTGATACAAGCTAATGTTGCTATAGCTGACATAGCTTATACATCTGACTCATGGGTATCTTTTGAAATACATGATGGTAGCTCAATAGTTTATACTGAAGAACAAGCGGCATATTATCATAATGCCCCGGGGGATGAGTCATTTAGAACAAGAGCAACAATACTAACTCTTATTGATGCACCTTTAGGGACTACTACTTATAAAGTTAGAGGCTTTAGAAACGGAGGAAGTTTTAAAGCACAAAGAGATGGTAATCCTAGTCATATAGTTATTCAAGAGATACAACAGTAGGAGAAAAACAATGGCATCAATAATTGGCGTTGAAACGCTCCAACATACTAACGGTACTACTGCGGCTACGATTGATAGTAGTGGTAACTTAACCTTTAACAATTCATTAACAGGAACAGGGATACTTAAGAGTGTTTCTGAACAAACCGCAACTGGTAATAGCGAAGTTGATTTTACAGGAATACCAAGTGATGTAAACTTAATTAAATTTACAGGATACGGAGTATCTGCTTCTGCCGCAGAAACGCTTGAAATTAGAATCGGTGATAGCGGTGGGTTTGAAACTACTGGTTATGGTAGACAAAATCATTATGGGGGGGTAGCTGCAAACGTATTCGTTACTGGTGGTAGTTCTACAAATGGAGATTCTTGGAAAAATTATAATTGGAACAATGCCTCACAT